CCCGCGTAGGACATGGCGCAAATAATAGTACCCATGTCCATCTGCTAATCACTTTGTGTGATCAACGTGGACTACGCTAATTAAAAGTGTGACCTAGAAAAACCCATGGACTACGCCATGGTAAAAATTTTGTTCACAAAATCAAATACGGCATAGTCCAGAGAGAAACAATGTTCTCTCCCCATTCGGCCACCGAATGGTAAAGCGATATTTCCTGCTAGTTCGCTCTAAACTACATTTAGTTAGTTAGGGGTGTCTGTCCCCAAAGCCCAAAAGAACTGGGCAAGCTATGGCGGTACATAGGGTGAAGGTGGTGTCGGTTCATATCTCAGCGGTGGACATCCAGTAAACATGTACGTCTGAAAGTCCTCTCCCGCAGCAGCGTAAATAACCCAATGTGCGTTGTGAGATTTGAAACCATCTTCTCCGAAGTAGGCACGATAATCCCAGGCGCCTCTGTGCAAAATGTCACTGGTCAAATTCTTCCACTTTCCAGGAACAAAGCGATACTGACTATAGTAGGGAACTTCAAATTCCAAACAACCATTAACGTACGTGGTTGCAATGGCTTCTCCTTTAGTTCCAGTCAAATGTCTATCTAAATCCAGGTCTGGTCCGACGTATTTTCCAACGAAATTATATCGTGAAATGGTCTCAGTGGCTTCAAGTTGCTGTATGGACACATTGGTACCATAGGCGATAGTGTCATAGTAAGGTGTGACGCGTTCAATGTCAATCCTATCTCGTAACATAACACTGCCCATAGGCAACAATTTGTACCTAACAGATCCTCGATATCCACTAAAACCCCACATCAACCAATGGAGGAAGATAGTGTTGCAATAGTTGTACTTGTCAGCATTCACATCCATATCAACAGCATCGGTAAAGTATCCTCTAAAGTACGGATACATATTATACCTGCCTGAATTAATACAAGCATCAACGCTAGTCTTCGGGATATTACTCCACATGTTGAAACGTTTTGCTATAGTGCGGAAAGAAGATACGGCCTCACCAAAGAAGACATCATTAACGTTCGTGTCTTTAT